GTCACGATCTTCCCGGCCTCCAACACAGGACCGCGCGGTACCCAGGCTTTCCTTCCGTACGCAAATGGGCATACCAATCCTGCCCGATCGCTCAGCGATCGGCACCGACGCCAGGTCCGCGATGAAGGGTCGCAAGCCCAAGTCGAAGGAGACGCGCCAGCGCCGCAACAAGTCAACGTCGGCGGCGACGCTTCCCTCGGAGAGCGAGAGCGCGCAGCTCAAGGTGCCGCCACTGCCGAAGAAGGACGGCGGCTGGACGGCGCCGGCGACGGCGGCCTGGGCGCGGATCTGGCGCGCGCCGATGGCCGCGCGGTACCTGAAGGCCGACCACTATCGGATCGAGATCCTGATCGACATGGTCGACCGCTACTGGCGCGGGGACACGGCGCTCGCGGCGCAGATCCGCCTTGAGGGCGACAGCTTCGCGACGTCGCCGCTCGCGCGCCGGCGCCTCGAGTGGGAGGTGCGCGACCACGACGCGGTGGCGGAGCAGATGCCCATCGCGGCGGCGACCGCGGCTGCGGGCCCGCGCCCGAAGGGTGACCCGCGGAAGGTCCTCGCGTTCGACGGTGGAGACCGGACGAAGTGAGCGGCCTGGTCGTCCCCGTCCTCGACAAGAAGCCCTGGCCGACGCTCGGCGACCAGCTGGCGGACTGGATCGAGCGGAACCTCGTCTTCGGGCCCGGTGACCTGCGTGGCCAGCCCGCGCGTCTCGATGCCGAGAAGCGCGGGCTCCTCTATCGCATCTACGAGGTCTATCCGCGCAACCACCCCCATGCCGGCCGTCGACGCTTCCGCCGCGTAGCCCTCTCCCTGCGAAAGGGATCCGCGAAGAGCGAGTTCGCCGCGTGGATCGCCGCGGCCGAGCTGCACCCGCGAGCACCGGTCCGGTGCCCGGGCTTCCACAAGGGCCGCCTCATGAAGGGCGTCGGCGTCATCGATCCCTACATCCCGCTCGTCGCCTACACCGAGGAGCAGAGCGAGGACCTGGTGTACGGCGCGCTGAAGGCGATCCTCGAGGCCTCCGCCGTGCGCGGCGACTTCGACATCGGGATCGAGCGGATCATGCGCGTCGGCGGAGACGGGAAGGCGGTCGCGCTCGCGGCCGCGCCCGACGCCCGTGACGGCGCACGCACGACCTTTCAGGACTTCGACGAGACGCACCGCTTCACGTTGCCGCGGCTGAAGAGGGCGCACCGGACGATGCTGGCCAACCTGCCGAAGCGCCGCCTGGCCGACGCGTGGTCGCTCGAGACGACGACGGCGCCGGCGCCGGGCGAGGGCAGCGTCGCCGAGGAGACGATGGAGTACGCGCGGTCGGTGGCCGAGGGCCGGGCCGCGGATGCCCGGCTGTTCTTCTTCCACCGCCAGGCGGGCGACGATCACGACCTGACCACGGAGGAAGGCCTGCGCGCGGCCGTGCTCGAGGCCTCGGGCCCGCTCGCGGCCTGGTCGGACATCGACGGGATCGTCGAGCAGTGGAAGGACCCGACCGCGGACAAGGCCTACCTCGAGCGGGTCTGGCTCAACCGGCTCGTGCGCGCGACCGATCGCGCGTTCGACGCGACCAGGTGGAAGGATCTCGCGAAGCCCGACTACCGGATCCCCGCGGGCGCGCTCGTCGCGCTCGGCTTCGACGGCGCGCGGCGCCGGGACTCGACGGCGCTCGTCGCGACGGAGATCTCCACCGGCCACCAGGAGCTCCTATTCCTGAAGGAGCGTCCGAACATCCCGGACGCCCAGGCCTGGGAGATCCCCGCGGGCGAGGTCGAGGAGGCGGTGTCGGCCGCCTTCATCCGCTTCAACGTCTGGAAGCTCTATGCGGACCCCGCCTACTGGGAGTCGAACGTCGATCGCTGGGCCGGCGAGTACGGCGAGGACCGCGTGGTGAAGCGGTGGACGGGCGGCGGGTTCGAGAAGAAGACCGCCTTCGCCGTCCGCGCGTACTACCACGCGCAGCTCGCCGGTGAGATCTCGCACGCCGGCGACGAGCGCTTCGCGCGCCACATCGGCAACGCGCACCGGAAGCCCCTCGCGAGCCTGGACGACCAGGGCAAGCCGCTCTGGTCGATTCAGAAGGAGCGGCCCGACTCTCCCCACAAGATCGACGTCGCGATGGCCGGCGCTCTCTCCTGGGAGGCGCGCGGCCACGCCGTGACGGAGGGGGTCCTCAACGTCCCAGAGAACGATTACCGGGTCACGCCGCTCGAGGGGCCGGACGACGACATGGGCGCGATGGAGCACACGGACGGAGGCCTCGCCTGATGGACCGCTGGGACGCCGTGGGTGGGCTGGGCGCGACTCTGATCGGCGCTGGAGTGGGCCGCCTGGCCGGGTGGCCGTGGGCATCGATCTACTTCGGCGGACTGCTGCTGGCGCTATACATCCTCCACGAGGTGCGGCGGTGATCCTGTCCAACGTGCTGAGGTCGGAGCCCCGGGCGGACGTGACCTGGTCTCCGCTCGACGACCGCTGGTATTCGTCGGACCTCACGGGGATGGTGAGCGGCAACGACACCGGCATCTACCTCACCGCCGACACCATCTTCCGCTGTTCGACTGTGCTGGCCGCCGTGCGGTTCAAGGCGCAGGCCGTCGCCGTGTGCTCGCCCCAGGCGTTCATGCACATGCCCGGCGGGCGGCGCAAGGCCGACCCCGAGCACTACTCCCAGCAGGTCCTGCGCGACCCGAATGCCTGGCAGACCGGCTTCGAGTGGACGATGACCAACGTCGCCTGGGTCTCCACCTGGGGCAACGCCTACAACCGCATCGTGGCCGGGCCGAGCTACTTCGTCGAGGAGCTGCGGCCACTCCACCCCGCGCGCACGCGCGTCATCGACCAACGGTCGGATGGGAGCCTCGTCTACGAGCACAAGCCGGTGCAGGGCGCGCGCGAGATCCTGAGCGCGGACGAGGTCCTCCACTACCACGAGCTGAGCCTCGATGGCATGAGCGGCCTCGCCACCTATCAGCTCATCCGCAACGCCGTCGGCATCGCGCTCCTGGCCGAGCGCCACGTCGCCAGCTTCCTGCGCAAGGGGAGCCGCCTTGCCGGCGTGCTCGTGCCGCAGGCGCCGACGAACACAGAGAGCCGTAAGACGCTGAAGGAGACCTGGAACGAGAGCTTCGGCGGCCCGGACAAGACTGGGACGGTCGGGCTCCTGCCCTTCGGCGTCGACTTCAAGGCGATCGCCAGCGACAACCAGAAGGGCCAGGTGGTCGAGCTGTCGGACCAGGCCGTCGAGTCCATCCTCCGCGCCCTGAACGTGCCCGGCGTCGTGATCGGCTACCAGGGCGACAAGGCGGCGACCTACGCAAGCGCGGATGCCTTCTTCGAGAAGGGCGGCGTCAAGCACTGCATCCTGCCCCTCGTCACGAACATGGAGCAGCGGGACCAGAAGACGCTGCTGCTCAAGGGCGACCCGCACTACATCAAGCGCAACCTCGACGTCCTGCAGCGGGCGAACACGAAGGACCGCTTCGAGGCACTGGTCAAGGCGACGGGCGGCCCGTTCATGGCGGTGAACGAGGCGCGCGCGATCGAGGACATGGATCCGGATCCGGATCCGATGAACGACGCCGTGCGCTGGCCGGCGAACGTGGCGGGGAAGGAGACGCCCACCGACCCGACCCCGACCCCCCCGCCCCCTCCGCGGCGCCGCCCCGATCCGGAGCCGGCACCGGAGGACGAGGAGGCGGCCGCGCGCGCCGCCCAGTTCGTACACGACGCCGCCGCGCGCGTGGTGCGGCGCGAGGTCGCGGCCATCGCCGGGACGAAGGGAAGCACGGGCCCGGCGGCCAAGTACGCGAAGGACCCCGCCGCCTGGCGAGCCTGGGTGACGGACTTCTACGACAAGCACGCGGGCCACGTGGCCGAAGCGATGCACGTCTCGGAGGACCAGGCCCGGGCCTATGCGACCGGCCAGCGCGACGCGCTGCTCGCGGGCGGGGTCGCCGTGACAGAGACGTGGGAGGAGACGGTCGCGCCCCAGCTCGCGGCGCTCGCAATGGGGGGAGCCGCTCGCGCGGCGCAGACGGTGGTGCGCATCGAGAACGTCATGCCGGACCAGGTGCCGCCGCCGGCGCCCGTCGTCCGCTTCGACCCGACCATCGTCGTCGAGCGGCCGAAGAACACGACGCGCCGGGTGAAGGTCCTGCGCGACGTCGACGGCGGGCCGGTGACAGGCCTCGAGGTGGAGGGATAGCGTGCCGCTCTCCTCCTACCTCCGCGACAAGCTGCAGGACCACTGGCTGAAGATCGCCTCTTTCCCCCAGCCGACCAACATCTACATCTCCCTGCACACGGCCGACCCCGGGCTGACCGGCGCGAGCGAAGTAGCTGGCGGCAGCTACGCGAGGCAGATCGCGAACACGAAGTTCACGGGTGCTTCCGGCGGATCGAACCCCTCGAACGTAGACATCGACTTCGCTGCGATGCCGGCGGCCACCATCACGCACGTGGGGATCTGGGACGCCTCCGCCGCTGGGAATTTCCTGCAGGGTGGCGCCCTGAGCGCGAGCAAGACGACCAACGCCGGCGACACGTTCCGGCTGCCCAGCGGGCAGCTCACGTCGAGCCTCGCCTGATGGGCGCGCAGGGGCCGGCCACGCTCGACTTCGGTGCGTTTCCAGGGCAGAGCGACGCCTCGGTGGCGGTGACCGGCCAGGCCGGCATCGTCGCGGGCTCGCTCGTCGAGGCCTGGATCCGCCCCGAGGCGACGGCCGACCACAGCGCCGATGAGCACATGCTGGAGACGCTGAAGGTCTTCGCCGGGAACATCGTGGCCGGAACGGGCTTCACGATCTACGGCTTCAATACGAGCGAAGTCAACGAGCCCCTGGACAAGGGGCCGGCTGTCAACCCGCTGCGGCAGGTCCTGACGAGCGGGGCAACGGATCCAGTGCCATATCGGGGGGGCCAGGGCACGCGTATCTACGGTCAATGGAGCGTGGCGTGGGTCTGGAATTGAGAGGGGATCTTTGATGGCTGACAAGGCGCTGGTGAAGCAGATTACGTTCGGGGTGTTCGACGACGGGATGCGCTTCGTCGCGGAGGCCGAGTACGCCCGCACCGGGATCGTCGTCCCGCTCGGCGTGAGTACGGAGCTGCTCCCGCTCGACGCGAACCCGTCGCAGATCTCGCAGGCGATCGTGGATGCCGTCGTGGCCAACGGAGCCGCGATCGGGTTCAACGTGACCGCCTCGGACGTATACGTCCTCGACCTCGTGAGGGGCGTATGAACCCGGTCCAGGAGCGGCAGCGACGCGAGCTGGAGCAGAAGCTCCGGGAGATCGGCGGCGTCGAGAAACTCGGCCCGGCACCGGACGGCCCCATCGTGAACAAGTTCGCGCCCGGGGCCATCGCGCGTGCGATCGAGCAGGAGGTGGCGCGAGCCAAGCTCGTGGGCTGGACGAAGATCAGCATCCACATGGATCTCGAGGACGCGCTGGCGCTGGCGCTGGCGCTGAGGATTCGATAATGGCGATCCAGATCCAGGGCACCGGCGGAGTCGTCGCGGAGGTGGACGGGACGACATTCCGTGCAATCCGCGTGACGCCGCGCCCCATCGACTACGGCGCGCTCGGCTTCTACCGCGTCTCGATGGTCTCCGGTACGATGACGGCCGCGCTCGGCGCGAACTCGGAGATCTTCCAGTACCGGTGGCCAGACGCCACGCGCTTCGCGTGCGTCTTCCGGATAGCGATCAGCGCTGGTGCGAACGTGGCTGCTACCGCGGCTGGGCTCGTCGCCTTCCGGGCGACCATTGCACGGTCGTGGTCGGTGGCCGGATCC